CGTATAGCCAAGCAGCAAGAGGCCAAGCAGCAAGAGGAGATCTAACCATGGGACGGGTATTTGCAGAGATGCTGCGTAAGTACCCCGATGAGGATCCCGAGATCCTCAAGGAGTACCAGGACCAGGACTATCACATAATGGTGAATACCGATGATAGGGACCTCATCCCTATAAAGATCGATATTCCCGATATGCCCGATGAGCATCTGATACAGAACTTCGGACTACCGGCACGCCAGCAGATATGGCGACCTCCAAAGATGCCTAAGCGATTGAAGTACCTGCAGAGCCGCTTTGAAACACTTGACCAGCTGTGGGCAGAGCTGGAGAAACAGAAGGAGGCCTATAAGAAGGAGATCAAGTTTATCGCCGATCAATGGGAGCGCCGCCTTAACGGCCACTGGATATATATCAACGGTAAGCCTACCTACATGGATGGATGGCACTATTTTTACTGTGGCTGGTGGCACATAGATATAGGCCTGCCCCACTTCCGTGATAGGGACCGCCGCTGGTTTCTCGCCGTCAGAGCCATATACCGGGAGAAGCGCACCTTTGCCCACCTCGATGATAAGGGATGGGCCATACCCGATAAGCACGGCGAGTATGAGATGATCGATACCGGCCACCGCCTTTTTTATGGGGTGAATTATCCGAAGCACCGCCGCGAGGGGGCCACATACCGGGCAGAGTGCATAAATTACGAAGTTATCTCCCGCACATCCAATGCCTGGGGGGGGATACAGAGTTCTAACGATACTCAGGCGAGGAAAGCCTTCACGAAGCACCTGGTAAGCCCATGGAAAAAATTACCCTTCTTCTTTAAGCCCAACTATGAGGGATCCACCAACCCTAAAACAGAGATGTCCTTCGAGCCACCGGCGACCAGGATATCCTCAAGGGGTGCTTTGATATCCGGAGCCGAGGGCCTCGAGTCTAAGATCGACTATGGCCCTGCCGATAAGGGGGCCTATGATGGCGATAAGCTCTATATACATCACGATGATGAGGTGGGGAAATTAAAACCCCCCAATAACTGCTGGGAGCGGCATCAGATCGTGAAAGAGTGTCTTGTTACAGGGTCCGATATTATTGGTTTCACCATCAAAACATCCACTGTGGGAGAGATGGAGAAGGGGGGAGGAAAGATCTTTGAGCACCAGTGTAAGCTCAGCCATTATCACTTCCGCACTGATAATAACCAGACGGTCTCCGGGCTGATGAACCTGTTCTTCGCCGCCTATGATGGCCTCGAGGGATTTGTGGACCGCTATGGTATGTCTATCATCGATACCCCCACTAAGGAGCAGGCCCAGTATATTAACCGGAAGATAGGAGCTAAAGAGTATCTGGCTAATAAACGCAGGGGGTACCGGGTGGCCGGAGATGTGGAGGGCCTCTCTGAGGAGATACGCCTCTACCCCATGAGCTGGCGGGAGTGCTTCCGCCCCAGGGCGAAGGATTCTGGATTTAATATGAATAACCTGGAGGATCGCATCGATGATCTGCGCTTTGAAAAGGACCTGCCCATCCGTATAGGGAACTTCCGCTGGCACGATAATGAGCGTGACACCTATGTGGAGTTCTATGATACCCCCGGGGGAAAGTTTATTATCTCCCAGCTCCTGAATAAGGACCAGGCCAACCGCAAGAACTGGGATCAGTATGAGGAGACATGGCAACCCCTGAATACGGCCTTCGGCGTTGCCGGCGGTGACCCTTTTAAGTTCAATAAGACAGAGGGGAATCGGAAATCGGATGCCGGGGGGGCGGTCATCCGCAAGGGTAAGTATGAGGTCAAAGCCGGCCAGCTCGTTAAGAAACGCCGGTTCATATGTACCTACTCGAACCGCACCAGGGATAAGTGGATCTATGCCGAGGATATGCTTATGATGTGCGTGTACTACGGTATACAGATGTTCCCCGAGGTGAATGTTGATTTGTTGATGGATTACTTTGAGCAAAGGGGATACCGTAATTATTTATTACACCGGTTTGATCCCGCAGCACAGAAGTTCAAGGTTAACCCCGGGGCTTCAACATCGGAGAAGATCAAGCAGGATATTTTTACCGAGTATATGGGATGGATAGAGAACGAGATCTCAGAGGAGGTGCATATTGAGGTGCTGGAGCAATGCCGGGATATTGGAGGACCCGAGGAGATGACCGATTTTGACTTATTCACAGCCGGCGGTTATGCCCTTTTAGGAACCATGAGTATCTACGATGAGCTGCAGAGGATACAAGCTGAGGAGTCCGATGTGACGAATTATTTTAAGAAGCGCAAATACCCTAAGACACCCAGGCACTGAAAAAATGTTAATAATTTTATTGTATTTTAAAACAAAAATATGTAGGCCGTGATCAAAACAGGTGATTACAAAACCGGTAAGTGGCCCTTCCCCAGTCACGAAATAAACCCTAAAAATAAGGGTAAAGAGTGGCTTATGGCCTTCTGTCAGGCTATGTTCTCAGCATGGATCCGTGATAAGACAGCCCTACCCTACAGCCTCCTCAACGAATATGCATCTTTGCGTGCCTATGGTGCCGGAAAGCAAGATCCGGAGATCTACCAGGACCTTCTCCTGGGAGAAGAGGATAACAGGGGCCAGAAAAGTACCGAGCGGGAGGGGTGGCTTAACATCAACTGGGACATATTCTCACCGGCCGTGAAGTTTAAGAATGTGGTCCAGGGAATTATGGAGAGTCAGGAGCATGATGTACGGGCTACGGCCATAGATCCTACCAGTGGCAAAGAGAGGGAGGAGAAAAAGTGGGGCCTATGGTACCAGTCCCAGTATCGCCAGGAGCTCCAGTATATAGATCGCAACATGGGCATTAGGCGTGCCGAGGAGCAGTTTATACCAGAGAACCTGCAGGAGCTTGAGATCTATGAGGAGCTGGGGGGCTTTAAGCTCAAGAAAGAGTTTGCCATGGAGCGGGGGATAGATTTCACCCTCTATATATCCGACTGGAAGGAGATCAGCCGCAAGCTCATTAATGACCTGATGGATATCGCCGCCGCCGGCGCCAAGGATTATGTGGACAAATTTACCGGCAAGGTCCGATGTAGATATGTCAACCCTGCGAGATTAATTATTCAATATTCAAAACACTACAACCACAGGAATTCAGAATGGGGAGGAGAAATCGTACCGATGAAGATCGTAGATATACGAGGGGAGGCTCCCGATATATCCGAGGACGACCTGCGAGAGATCGCCTACCAGTACCAAAGTATAAACAGGAACCCGACACTGGCAGCGGTGGGCCTCGAGGAGGATCTGAGAAATGAGGATGGGTCATATCAGTACGATGACTTCTGGGTAGATGTGCTCGATGCAGAGATTAAATCCATAGATATTAAGTATAAGCAAAAGCGCACCAACCAACGTGGCGTGACAGGATACTATCCCCAGGATGAGGAGTGGGGGAAGATCATAAATACCGATACCCGCAAGACAAAGGTTGTCCGGGGGAAAACCGTCTACAGGGCTAAGTGGATAGTAGGCACAAAGCACCTTTTTAACTATGGACACCAGTTTGATATCCCCCGCCCGGGAAAGAAGGAGGTAGCCCTCTCGTACCACTTCTATAAGCTCCACGGCCGTAGCCTCGTTTCTCTTATGCAACCTAACCTGGACCAGATACAGCTTACATGGCTAAAGCTCCAGAACGCTATCGCCGTAGCCTCACCCGCCGGTATAGCGGTCGAATTCTCATCCCTGCAGAATATGGTGCTCGGGGGGAGTAAGATGGAGCCCCTGCAGATCCTCGAGATACGGCGGGGCCTCGGCGATGTGGTGTATAGGGCCACAACGCACCGTGGATATGTCAACTCACCCCATGCCGGCAAGCCCATCCAGGAGCTTGAAGGGGGTATAGGACGCTCGTTGGACGAGTACATTAGATTATTTGAGGTTAACTTCGACTTTATTAGGGACCTTACGGGCATCAACGAGATCGCCGATGCCACTACGCCTAACCCGAACCAACCCGTTGGGACCAGCAAAATGGCTGTAGCCGCCACCAACAATGCCTTAAAGCCTATGTACTCGGGGTATATAAATATCCTCGAATATATGTGCCGCAATATTGCACTACGCCTGCAGATCGTTGTCCGCCATTCTAAAAAATCTTACGATATCTATTATCCTGTGCTGGGTAAGTCTACCCTTGAAGTTCTGAGTATAGGCGCCAGGGAGCTCGATGCCGATATGCATATCAAGATAGAGGCACGCCCCAACCAGGATCAACGCATGGCCGTGCTGCAGTCAGTTATGGAGGCCTCACAGCCCGACTCAAATGGCCTTGTGGGGCTGGATCCGAGCGATAAGCTACGGATCACCCGCCTGGTAGAGGGAGGAAATATACGCCTTGCTGAGGCCGTCATGGGTTATAAGGTCAGGAAAAATAAGATGGACCAGCTCAAGCTGCAGAGGGAGAATTTACAGATTGATAATGACAATGCCCGTAAGCTACAGGCCGATAAAGCTGAGCAGGCTGAGGCTGCGGCCGATAAAGATAATGAGCGCAAAAAAAATTTTGAGACACATTCCACCAATGAGAAGATCCGCCTCGAGGAGGAAAAGCATGACAATAAGATGGAGGAGATAGGGGCCACCAAGGCCGGCGACCTACTTAAGGAGGGGCTAAAGCACGAGGGTGGACAGGAAAAGACACCGCCGACGACCGGTATTAGTAATAACTAAAATTAACAGTAATGGGAAAAAGACAGTACACGCAAGAGGAGATCGATGCAAACCCCGATCTTAAAGAAATGCAAGAGATGGGTTTCGATATTGAGGATAC